AACTTATGTGTTACAATAAGTCAATAGTTTTATATTAAAAAAGAGGTGAATTTTTTATCACCTCTTTATAATAACATATATTATTCATCGTCTTCTAGTAAAGCGATTACCTGAACTACATTTCCAGTCTCTAGCTTCAAAGCATTATCATTACCATACCACATTGTGACAGTATCCTCTGGACAAGCCTGTAACTGTTCTTTCATCATCACAATATCTACAAGACAAGTGAAGCCTTTAAAGTTCTTGCTCTCGATATAATTGATTGTTTCGGTGGATGCGTCTTTTTTAGAATGAACGGTAATACCTGTTCTACCAAATGTAAAGTAAGCTCCATTCTTGTCAAATGGTGTGATAAATAAAGATAATCTATCCAAAACATCCAACATTAGCTCTTTAGGAATCTTACATACGGAATCAAATGCAATATCAAGATAAGCATTTATTTGATCAATAGGGTATTCTTCAATTCCTGAAAGCTGAGGCCCTCTAATTTCTACACCGTCGCCACAAAATACAAGATCATCCCCAGACTTGCCAAACTCAATTTTTTCTGAACTATTTAATGTGAGTAACTGCATCATCTGTGGAGAAATAAGCATATCTTCCTGATCTTTAAACATCTGAAATCTATTAAATGTAATAACAATGGCATCACTGGTAACCACATTATCCCCACAATAATATCCCGTCAATGCAGGCTGTTCAAAAGTTTTAGCCAATGCTGCTCTGTTAATGTTATACGCAGACATGATAGATGTAAGCTGCACTTCCCCGATACTTTCAAAAGGTGTTTCATCTACTGGAAATTCTACCACGCCTTCCTCGTCTGTCATCAGAGGGAGTTTATATGTGCCGTTACCTTTTACAACTAAATTTTCATCCTTCACGGACAAGTCAATCTCTGTGCATGTCATTTTATTTATAAGCTTTCCAAATTTATCGGCTTCTACAGTTAAATTGAAATCATCTCCAGAAACCTTGTCTATAGTAACGGTCAAAAAATTTGTCATATCTGTTGTATATAATTTAAGATCACCATTACTTAACCTAATACCAATAAGCTCTGTTAATGGAATCAACTTATTGAAACCACAACCCTTAATTGATTTAGTAACTGCGGACTTTAATCTTTCACTTCCAACTTTCATTTATTTGTCCTCCATTCGTTTAATAACTTTAGATACTTTCACTGTGACAGGTAATATCACAATTTCATAACACGTTTTGATGAAAATGTTTAATAAAATCATAGGAATGATTTCTATTGTAGGCATTGTTCCTGCAAATGCAATAACAACAAACAAGGATGAATCTACAATTTCTCCACCAAATGACGACACAATAGCTCTTACAGGAAATAATCTATCTGACGAATTTTTACGCTTCATATAACGAAAAATTATATCATTCAACCAGTCACCACACTGATAAGATACGGCACTTGCAAGCACTATTCTAAGAGATCCTCCGACGGCGGTCTGAAATGCGCTGCCATCAAACCACTCTGGATGCGGCATATGACAAGTTAAGATAATAAGCAATGAAAAAATAATATTTAATGTCATTGCTATCCAAGTGACCCTCCGAGACCACTTATACCCATATACCTCAGAAAATATATCTGACAAAACATATGTTATTGGAAACAATAACGTGCCTGCATCAAGACTCCAAATAAAAATTGAAAGCATGTTATTAGCCAAAATGTTGGACATTATAATGCAGGAAACGAAAACAACGCAAAGAATAAGTAATAAAGTAGAAACAGGTTTTTCATCAGTTGTAACAATTTTTTTCATTTTTTTAATCTCCTTTATTTTTTAATATTTACTGAGCAGGATGTCAGGTAATACATAACTGCTCTAAAGCAACGAAAACTATAAAAATCAAATTATGTGGTATTCAAAAATTCCACCCCCTTACTTAAAATAAGTTTTTCTTAATCGTTGATATCGGCGTGTACTTATAATTATCTGCCCAATTTTTCAAAAATCGTATATTTACACACATACGAACCTTATAATTAGTCATGCAGTCCTCTAAACTATAACCTAATTTAGACACATAATTTCTGATAGCAGTAACAGATGCACACCCCTTATTCATAATATGATTTGGGTTAGTTAAAGCTCTGTCAGACACTAAAACCACGCCATAGGGTGTCATTATATTACCATTAGCTCCAACCATCAACCATGTAGTACTGTCAGCTGAAGTAAATGGATATCTTTCCAATACACGCAGTGATGTCATACCAAAAGCATGTGTTTTAACAGCAGGATTAGGAGATCTCTTTATTATGTAAAAGCACTTTTGTATCCACTCTTCCTTTTCCGATGTATGTTTATCATTTGCGGGGGAAATACCAATATATTTAATCGGCAAACCATCAGAATGTTTATAGCACAACATAGCACGAAGCCATTCAAATCTTTCACCTTGATGAAATATGGGTAATAATTTATCTCTGGAAATTACCTTATCCTTCATATATAAATAATTTTCCCAACTTAATACACTAGCTTCTTCGATTTGATCTAAAGTTTTTGGTTTACCAAATTCCCCCGGTATTTTATCCACTTGAGCAAACAAATTAATTTTATCATCTATAGAATTGATATAAGATATATACTCATCCACATCCAATTCAATCTGCTTAGTATGAACAGAAAATGCCCCAGAGTCTATAAACAATTTACCTTGATAATTACATCTTCGGCTATTTTTATAACGGCACCACTTAGCTATACCAGCTCTATCATTCTCCTGACTGAATAACCTATTACAATTAAGATGCATAAGTAGCTGATCTGCTTCTTCACACTGAACGCCAGCAAAATATAAATTAAATGCCATCTATAAGTTTCCTCCTGTTACTATTACCACTTATAAGATATCTACAGATAGGTCTTTTCTTTCCTGGTAACTCTTCTACTTTTTTCCCAATTGACGCCCAAAATAACTCACTAGATGAATCTTTAACGCACGTTGTTCTTATATCCCGTTTGTACTTATTTTGAATATATTTGACCATATTTGAGGCAATATGAAGACCTCTGCTTTTCTCATCTACACATATAACCTGGATTGTCAATCTTGTAGGATCTCTCTTTAGAACTGTATATAAGCAAAATCCAACTATTTCATTATCTAATTCACAAATCAAGCAAGATGAATCAGATATATGATCTCTTATTTCTGGTGGAAATACGGGACCTAATAATTTACCGTTCTTCTTGGCAATGTTATATATAGATTCCCATTCTTTCATCTCAGCTTGCCTTAAATTCATAAAATCACCTCTATTTCTTCTCCATACCAGTTTCTAGTTACTTCGCAATCACACCTGAAAGGCAGTTTAATCAATTTAGATGGAGCTTGCTTCATGAGTTCGGATAAACGCTCTTTAGCTTCTACAACATTTTTCTCCGGACATTCACCTATGACTTCATCGTGAACCTGCAGCAATAAATGGAAATCAAGCTCTTTCATTTTTTCATCATTATTGATGTGAATCATCGCGAGTTTTACCATATCTGCGGCACTACCCTGAACTCTGGCATTTACACATTGTCTTTCTGCTTGTGCAACGAACCCTGTGTTATCCTTTATTTTTATTCCAGAATCATATGCGTGTTGTATTATTTCATTCTTACGTTTCCACCCAAAAGCCTTATCTAATTTCTGAGTATACTGTTTTTTGACAGATTCCGAAACATCATTAGATTGATCTTCACCAAATGCCAACGGATCAAAATTCAAATTCGTAAATTCATATCTGTCCAGTTGCATATCTACAAGATGTCTTCTTCTACCCCAAGCAGTTGTGACATACCCTTTTTCTCTTGCCATAGTTTGAGACTCATCAATGAATTTAGCCAGCTGCGGAAATGCTTTCAATACAGAATCATAAATTTTCTGAGCTTCTTTAGTAGATACACCCAACTGCTCACCAATAGATGGAATTTGTCTGCCGTAAAGTATACCTAATACAATGCTTTTAGCCTGACTACGCCTTTCTTTACCTGCAGGATTTACAGTGCCATCTGGTCTAAACTCTTTGCATTCATCATAGGGTTTATGAAACGCTAAAGAAGCAATTGTGGCATAAATATCTTTACCATGTATAAATGCGTCCTGCATCTTCTTATCATTTGACAAGTGTGCAGTAACCATTGGTTCCTGTTGACTATAGTCAGCTCCTACAAGCACATATCCATCTTGAGCTTTAAACATTTGTCTAATCTCTTTATTGTGAGATGGTATGTTTTGTAAATTGGGATCACTACTAGAAAATCTACCTGTCTTTGCGCCATATTGATTATAATTAGCGTGAACACGACCATCTTCTAATACCACATTAGGCATCTTGTCTACATATGTGCTTAGTAATTTATCTACATTTCTTATGTCCAAAATAGCATTGCACAAATCTTTATGTTTACCTTCTGCAAAATGTTTTAAAATATTCTCCCCTGTTCCTCTAGGATACTTCTTATCAGGACTTTCCAATTTCAAAATATCATAAAACAATATGGCAAGCTGTGTTGGGCTAGTTAAAGAAACAGGCGTAGATAATTTACAATTAGGATGTGACAACCTATAATTTTCTATCTGGTCGTCATACATTGAAATTACCTTTTGAGCAGTCTGTTCTCGTTCCTCTTTTATACCATGATATTTTTCATGTAAATTTTTACATACATCAAAGTCTAAACAAACACCTCTATCTTCCATGTCCGCTACAACCGTGATTAATGGCATTTCTATAGTGCTAAATACTTCAAATGTACCCCCATTTCGTCTGTTTAGAATAGATTTTTGGTATTCGTACAGTTCAAATGTCTTTATAGCGTCTCCAGCAGCGTATAGATAAGCTACAGATATCGGAACCTGATCAAATGTAAGACCACTAAACAGTGTATCAAACTTCAAGGATTCTGTATCTGTTGAATCACAATATTTTAGATGTAAATCTTTCAATGCGTGTGATTCATTTTCATCTATACAATACCCTGCCAACATTGTATCCCAATAAGGTTGAAAATATAGATTCATCGTATGTCTGCACACTCTTATGTCATATTTTGCATTATGAAAAATCCATTTAATATCTTTCATAAATTCTGCGAACGCACTAGACACAATGTCCAAACTCAACTGATTTTTAAATTTAGCCCCTGTTATATGGGATTTATGACCAATAGGTATATACGCCGCCTTATTATTTGGGGTATATATACACATACCCACTAAATCAATTAAAAGAGGATTTAATCCTGTCGTTTCAGTATCCAATGCAGCATACCCATTATTTTTACAATCTTTTAAATAATATCGTAAATCGTTTTCGTCTTCAATTAAAATATAGTCATCTTTATGATGTTTTAACTTAGATTCTGCTATTGCAACTATAGACTGTATCTGAGAAGCGACACTACCTCCGCCACTTCTCACACTCTTCCTGGATACAGTCGTTTTTGCTTTTTGTACAATATTTTTATCAGATTGCTTAGGTCTAGCAAACGATAACGCCATTATCTCCCTGCCCTTCTACTGCCTCTTCTGTGTGAAACAGGTTCTGAAGAACGTCTTCTTACAGGTTCTTCTTCAGTTTTAGACTCTGTTTCTGGAAATTCACCATTATCCAAATAGTATTGCATTTCATCCGGAGATTTATCTAAGATAAAAGATCCTATAAATTCTGGTCTTTCAATTTCTGACACATCTACAGGATCTACATCTGGCATAGGGAAGATCTCATACTGTGTCTTCTTATCTCCTTTTGCTCCTCTTCTTTCAATTTCGAATACCATTTCAGACAAATTTGGATACCTGTTAAACAGTGCTTCAATCTTCTTTCTAAATGTCTTACCTCTTTCCCAAATTTTAACCTTGCCGTCTGCATGATCATACATAGAAAGAATCATGACTGGTTTAACCTGTAAACCTGCGGCACAAAATGGACAATCATCAACGGGACTATCATAGTCTCTTTTGCAGTCCACATATCTTTCATTATCCCCCACCTCTACACGGTGACATGCGTAGGTATCGAGCTCATTATAATTATTATACAAAAACTGAACTCTTGCCACATCTCCATCATTCTGTAGCTTCAGCCATTCTGAACTATTCTCATTACCATATCTGTCCATGTCATCTGGATTGATTCTACCCATTTTTTTCCTCCTTAATTAAATCACATTTATCTACATAATAAAAATCATTAACATCATCATAATACAACTTACTATATTTTCCAATGAACATTGTTAGTTCAGGACGTGTGCATCTTATGCGCACTGTATTATCACACATAACATTAGAGCTATATACCCGAAAACCCTCGTCCTGCGTGGAATTTTTAAAATATAACCTATTATCATCTATTCCAAAAAGAATATAATCACTAGTAATATTCTTACAGTAAGTACGATCGATTATAACATTAGCCTGTGTACCATAGTACAGAACACGCAGAGCATATCCCTTTTGTCTATACACCTTTTTCCCTGGATTTATTTTTTCTAACCACAGCATGTTTTATACCTCCGATCTTCGTATCATTATTTAACCTCATAACTTGAGATATATTCTGGATTTAAGGTGATTATGTTGGCTTCCGCTATGCCACAAGAAGCGATTTCTGAAATATATAATTTACCATCTGATTCCTGAACATCATTTACATTCCAAGATAAGGTTCTTCCATTTGTATAATTTACAGTTAATTTTTTCATTTTCTTTCTCCTTTGTGTTGTGTTTTTCTTTAACTTATGTATATATTATAACTTATTGTAACACATAAGTCAATAGTTTTATATTAAAAAATAATAGGTAATTTAAAAAAATCTTCTTGCAAATCGTTGATATCCTTATCCGGTTCTTGATACTGTACTTCTCTAATTATTTTACCATGCACATTCTTTTTAAATCTTTCCGCAGCCTTACAACCTGCTTCGTCTGGGTCAAAAGCCAAAATGTATTCCCGCACAGGTAAATTATTAAGTATGTCATATTGATATTTATTACCAGTACCAATTAAAGCCATAGCAGGCTGATCATATCTCCAGCAAGTCAAACAATTTAAGAATGATTCAGTTATATAAGCCGTTCTATACTTTCCAGAATTGAATCTATACGCTTGATATACAGGTTTATCCAATCCTTTTGGTAATCTAAAAAATTTACATTTCGTGCTTCTTCCTGCAACAAATACACATCTTCCTTCAATGTCTCTAACTGGGAATGTAATTTCTTTTCGCTCTCTGTCATAACCTATATCAAACCTTTCTATAATTTCATCTGTTAATCCTCTCTCATACATATATGGGTGAATATATCTATATGATTCTAATTCTTCTTCTGTAATTCTGTCCGAATTTGTTTTAACTCTTGAGCGATTTGCTTTAAACTTCCCTCCATTACGAATATGCCCATTATTATTGCTATCACTAAACACACCATCAAAACCAACTCCTTCCAATATATTAGGTCTCGTTTCCACCTCTACAGAATTATACCGTTTTAACAACCAATTCTTCCCAAATGTACCCCCATCCATTTTACCAAACAATTCAGATATCAATGTTGTCAAATCGCCTGACCACCCACAAGTAAAACAATGTGCAGATCCTGTACTCTTATTTATACCAAAAGAGGGCTTTCGTTCCTGACCCTGTTTATGAAAAGGACAGTTAGTCTGTATGTTCTCTACACCATCACGAAATACTTGAAATCTATTTAAACCCCTTAAAGATAACTCAGATTTAAGAGTATTCAAAATATCTTGGAGGTCTCCGTAAATAATAGCAGTTTCTAATTTAATCATTAGTATTCTTCCTCTTCGTTTACCTCATAACGACGTCTTAATTCTTCGGATCGTTCAGTATCGTCCAAATTACTGTCTTCACTAGGTACATATTCAAATCTACCTGTATCAATATCCCAGAAATAAGATAGTTTTATATTTGTGGCACTATTTCTAGATTTCTTTATTGCGAGTTGTAGCATATTGTCTTTCTGCTGCACGGAAAACACCAAGGAAGCATTAAATGCTATACCATCTGAGTCTCGTATATTCTCCAGCTCTAGATCTTCATTCCTTGCGCCCTCTCTATTTGACTGAACAACTACAATAACAGGAATACCACAATCAATAGATAAATCCATTAAATCTTCGCTTATATTTGTCAACGAAATTGTCTTACTATCCCCTCTTTGAGCCCGCTGATCTCTCATATAGCTTATACCGTCAATAGCTAGTATGTCTAAATCGTTAGCTTCTACCCATGATTTTAATTTCTCTACTGTTACCTTTTTATTAAAATCTTTAGGGTGCGCAACATAAAATGGAATATCAGATTTTTCTAGTTTCTGGATATAACGACTGTACCCATTTACATCCCCACCTTTTGTCAACTCTTTGTTTGAAATATTTTTATGCAGCGTATCAAATCTATAACCTGTTTTCACAGCAGACATTTCCGGCTCTAACAATCCTACACGCTTATTCATTTTCCATGCATGTTCTAGCATCTTAATTGTTACCCAAGATTTACCCTGCCCCGTTCTCGCGAAAATAACGGCTAACTCTTCCCCGCAATGTAATCCTTCAATAACTTCATCTAATTCTTGAAAACCCGTAGGTAGGTAGTACTTTTTTGGATTCTCACGTGTCTCCTCCCATACCTTTAAACGATCATTAGCATTATGTATTATATCTATGCCTTTTTTAACACCTGTTATCTTCAAATTAGGTATTTGGGATTTTAAATAATCAACAGCCTCATAAGAATCCGTCTGCAGTAACTCCGCTAACCTAGTTATAACAGGAACGGACATACGGTACAAATATTCTTCTCTAAAAGTGGATACTAAATATTCATCTTGTTCATCCACTTTTATTATATCAAAATCTGGAAATTCAGATAAAAATGTCTCTGTATCAGGTATATTGCCATACTGTCGTTTGTGAGACTCTATAAAATCATACTCTTCCTTGTATTCATTAAAAAACTCCTCTGTGATATCATTAGATACAAGAATAGAATCACTTTTTTCTGCTAATATACGATTTAATATCTGTAACTCGACCATCTTTTAGCCCTCTTTTATCTTCATCATTAAACTGTATCGTATAGCTACATCCCCATACCCGACTTGACAATCTTTCTCCTAACTCTTTAGTCACATCCTGAGAATTTGTATTAGCTGTGAAAATATTAGCCAAACCTGAATTCATTCTTGTGTCAATGCTCTGCATAAGTATTTGATGCTCGTAACTGGTCAAATTACCTGCACATATATCATCCCAAATAACCAAATCAACATCTTCTAAATCATCACATATTTCCTGAAATCCATCTATAGGGTGAGATATATTTCGTTTGCAGTCATATAGAAATTTAGGTACGCTGATAAATAATGATTTTCTTTTAAACCCGGATATATGCCAAATTGAATCAAGATAAGCTAATAACAATCTTACTGCCCAGCTAGTTTTTCCGTTACCACAATGATCGGAATAAATAAATATGTTTTTACCATTTTTGACAAAATCATATACATTATCCTCAATGTATTGCAATCTCATATATTCATCTTTGTCACAACCACAGATTAAAGGCTTATCCTCCCATAAATGCTTTGGAAGATTAGAAAGGGTTAAAAGATTTGTTAAAATACCTCTTTTCACACAGCCTGAAGTACAATTTAATTTGCTTTTACCGTTACATCTGGTTTCATAGAAACAGCTAGTTAACATCCTTCATCACCGCCTCAATAGAATCGTATGTGTGATAAGCTTCTGTTAAGCTATCAATTGTTTCCTGGTGTGATATTAAGTATGCTTCTAAAACTCCTAATAACTCCCTAAATTCTTCCATCGTTTCCGGCATCCAATATCCAGAATATGGGGAACTGCAGATAGGAATACCAGCAAGCCGGAGACTGTGTACTGCATATCTAAAATCTCTTGTCTTTATTCCTAAATTTGTAGATATATCTTTTTGGTATAAAGCATTATCCTTACCTGTAGGAATCGCTTGCAGTATTAATTTTTCAAATTCGCTAATCTTCTTCATGTTTTTCACCTCTTAGAATACCGTAGTATTCGGATCATTTAATAATTTTTCAAAATATGCTTGTCTATCTTCATCGGATTTATGCGTTCCACCTTCCCAATAAATACTTGTATCTTTTTTAGATTTGCTATTATTAACCTTTAACCAATCTGGATCTACACTCGTGTACCCTCTATCTAAAGATAGCTGTATAGCATTTAATTGTGTTTGTTTGCTTACCTTAGCTAGTTTTGTTAAGATCCATTTTACCTTATCTTCTGTGACTAACCTGTTATCTTCTAAAAGATTCCTGAAAAATCTACTTAAAAGCTCTATAACTTCATCTTCTAAATCATATTCTAAACATTTCTTCTCTATAGATTCGATTTTAGTATCAATTTTAGACCTCTTCTTAGAATTTCTCCTATCTATGTTATCTTCTATATTTTTATTTCTATTGTTTTTATCTATATTATTATGTAAAGAATTTTGACACCCCCCTGTCAAATTTTTTGACACCCCCCTGTCAAATTTTTTGACACCCCCCTGTAAAGAATTTTGACACCCTGTCAAATTGACATGGTAGGAACAAAATTTAACATTGTTCTTAAATTCTTCAGTTTTTATGATTAAATTATCCGCAACTAACTTATTGAGGGTAGTTATAACTGTCTGTCTGGAGCATCCGCACCATTCAGCTAGGTAATTAGCGCTTCCAGTAAATTCACAGTTATTAGTTTGAGAAAATCCATAAATAGTGGCATATATAATCAACGAATTTCCTTTTAGTCCTAACTCATTAATCATCCATCCTTGAATTGTTATATAGTTTTCGTTTTTTATCATACAACTCTCCTTTCAATTAAAAAATCCTTGTCATAAATAGATGTACCTTTCTTTCTTAATCAGTTGCGAGTTGAATAAAAAAGTTGGTTGTGTACAAAAAGGTACACCTATTTATAACAAGGATAGTTTTGTTATATATTAAATTATATATTATTCAACTCGCAACTATATTGTAACACATTAATTACTAAAAATCAATACCTACTACTGTAAATCCTCAACCTGTTTATCAATTTCCGCGTTGAGTTCCGCCCACAACTGCTCCTGAACGTCGGAAACATTTCCTTCATAGTTAGAAACATCTAATTCCTTCTCTGCTACAAATTTGAAATAATTATCTCCTTTCTTAATTGTAGCCCCAGAAGTGAATCTGATAGAGGTTACTTTCACGCCATCAGTCTTTTCTTCTCTCTTTGAAATAGACTGTACTTTTTCAGGTTTTTCAGAATCTTTACCGTCTGTCTCTTTTTTAGCCTTTGACTTTGTTTTAGTTGTTTCTTTTTTCTTTGTTTTCTTCTCTGGTTTAGGTTCTGGCTCAGAAGTAGGGTTTTCATCAGGTTCAAACGGCGGTTCTTCTTCTGGTTCTACCTTTGTGTCGTTTTCTGGTTCAGCTGTAGGTGCATCTTCAGTTCCTTCTTCATATCCTGCACACTGATCGCAATCCACCACATTTCCGTCAATTTCCATTTTAATTCCGTCACAGTTCTGACAATATTCATCTTCTTTATCAAACGCATACTTACAAATTTTCATTCCTTTTCCTCCTAAAGGTATAAACTATCAATAACTACTACTTTTATTTAAAAACTATAGGCTAGCCCATAAGTTTTTATCAAATAACAATATATTAGATTTTCTTTTTAGATACTCTTAAAGTTGTGGTCTCGTTTCCTAAAATCTTGCAACTTTCTAATTTAGTTATATCGAAATCACCGTTGTATACAAGTTTTTCTAAAGCATCATCATCAATATATTCCCTTGTTTTGACAACAGATCTAAAATCTGTTTCGGATAAATTTTCTCTTAATATTTCAATTGCTTTAGGCTCATTTAAAAATTCTTTCCGTGACCTGCTTATACTTGCTACCCATTTTTCAGAAGAAAATTTATCAAAACCCAACGAGCTCATTATAAATTTTATGTCTTCATTTAATTCTGAACTTAATTTTTTTAGACGATTTTCACCATCCTTATACTCCTTATACTGATCCAGTTTAAATGCTAATTCCTGTTCTTTTGTTTTTCCGCCCCTACTCATCACTATCCCTCTCATTCTTTTTAGATTCTAACCGCTTCGTACCATAAGCCCCCCACTGCCAGTAAGCATTGAATTCTGCCATACAACCTTTATATTTTCCTTGTAAGTCTTCATGAAACTGTTGCAACTTAGCAATGTCTTTTTGTTCGAATAACATCGTCTTTCTATTATCTGTGGTATATTCAGGCAATCTCAATTCTGGGGGTTTTTCATAATCTGGATTCTCATACCATTTATACCATCGTTTAATAGTTGTTGTTGATAAATCTAATATCTGTGCCACTTTGGACACACTGAATTTCTCCATCAAATTCCTCCTTTACTTATTTTTTATACTCTTATTGTAATACATAAGAATCTAGATGTCAACTACGAAATTAAATAATTTATATCATCCAGACTTATTTTGCCATCAACTAATGCATCAGACATCGCACCCTTTTTATAGACAATATCTTCAATACGCTCATCAATTGTGTCTCTACAGCATAATGTGATTATATTTACCGTACCCCTTGTACCTATACGGTGAGCCCTGTCTTCTGCTTGATCTTTTAAAGCCCTGTTCCAAGGGCTGTCTAAGAATATAACAGTTTGAGCGGCGGTCAATGTAAGCCCTGTTCCCATTGCTCCTATAGTTCCTATAATCACTTTACAGTTATCATCATTTTGGAATCTGTATATTTCTTGCATACGTTCTTCCGATTTTGTTTCACCTGTGATGTAGGCGGGGTTATATTTTTTAAGTAGCTGTTTAGCAACCTGTGTGATTTCTGACCAGTTACTAAATATGATACATTTCTGATTTGATTGTGCTAAATCTTCAACCAGTTCCAGCATTCTCTCCATCTTAGCAGATTCCGCTACATTGTCGCTTAGAATACCTGTCCAACCTGTAGCTTGTCTGAGTCTAATCAGCATTGAAAGTGGGTTATTTGACATTTTAATCTTATTTATATTGTTCTTAACACCCATGACAGCTTCGTCATAAATTTTCTTTTGTTTAGGCTTCATATCTACAAATTCAGTTTGACGTATCTTTTCTGGCAGGTCTAACACCTCTGTCTTTAAGCGTCTGAGCATCAGTTCATCCATCATAGATCGTATTTCATCAAGGTTCTTATAACCTATGACTTCAGATCCTCCCCATCCACCTAATCTACAGAAATGCTGTTTAAATTGGTAGAAGCTATGCTGTTCATAGCCTAACCAATGAAGCGGGAAATATAAGTCAAGTGGATTATTCATCAAAGGTGTACCACTCATTGCTACCATATAATCTGCACTCAATAATGCCATAGCTCTACTCTGTAAAGCTGTAGGATTTTTAGATTTATGGCACTCATCAAAAGCTATTACACTAATGACACCACGGTTACATAAATCTCTTATCTTCTCTGCTACAGGAAAAGTATATTTTGTTTTAGATATTTTTTTAGACCCGGCTCTTAATGTCTCAATATTTGTTATGATATAACGACAATCAGGAAGATTATTCAAATCTTCTAATTTATCAGAAACATTACCTTCATATTGTTTACCTGTGGTTTTTCTAAATCTTGTTCCAAGCACCCAACCTTTTTCGTCTGAATGTTTTTCAATTTCTTCCTCCCAGTTATATTTCAAAGAGTTGACACCACAAACAATAAGGACTTTATTTATTTTTTCTGTCTGCTCTAAAGCTCGACACCAGTTAATTATTTGAAACGTTTTTCCAAGACCTTGATCATCGCACAATAAGAATTTTTTCTTTTTCAGTGCAAACCTAACACCATCAATCTGATGTGGAAATGGTTTTGTTTTAAATGTAAATCCGGGGGGAAGTTCGACATTAAATTTTTCAGAGTCTAAATCTTCATATACTCCAGAAATTGTAATATTTTCATCTTCAAATTTATTGCAAAAACCTATAATAGAATTTATAGGTATTTCCCACATATGCGTATCCGGATCGTATTTTCTAATACTCATGTTTTTGATGTAATTTATAATTTCCGCATTGTAGGGAAAAGAAATGAAAGCCGATTTCTTAACAACAATATTATCTTTTAATTTAAGTGGAGTTCCGATGTCAATGTTAATCAATTATGTTCACCTCCTCAATAATTTCAAATACTGAAAAATCTACTATCCATGCTGTTCCATTATCTTTAACTACATGATTACAACCATGAAGATATAGAGTGCCGATAACTGTTCCGAAATGTCCTTCAAGTTGTTTTTCTTGTACAGCGGCATTAGGGTTAAATTTAAACGCTGCTCTTACATTTCCAAATTTATAAGTTTTACCATTTTTTGTCTTTCTTGGATAACTCATTCTTGTATAATATGGTACATCTTCCATCCGCATTTTTAATTGTTTTATCATAGTATTTTTCATGTTTATACCTCTTTTTGTTTTGGTTTATCTTATATTCTTATTGTAACACATAAAAATATAAAAGTCAATAAAAAAGAGGGTATATACCCTCTTTTTTATACTATGGTTGGACTAAACACCTGTCTTAATTTATCTGGTAAAGTATTGAACAACTCCTTTTCCTGTGGTGATGTGCAGGTATAATACAATTCACCTACCATCTTAATAACAGAATTTAGCATAATATCTAAATTTGATGCGTTTTTATTCTGCGCATATGTGATAAATAGTCTACCTATATCTGTTATCATTTCATCCACTTCACTATCAGGAACTAGATCAATATTATCCATTTTATTTATTTCGGCTAAAATAAGAAAAGCTTCTACATCAAATCCTTTCTTGAGCTGATTTTCCGCAAGTTGTTTAGCCACAGGTATAGCCTCTTCAAAGGTCATTTAATCACCACCTACATCGCGAGCATTGTCTTTATCCAGGCAGATTTTTCAACATATTCTTCATGAGATTTGTCCCATTTTTCCTGCATCTTAGTTGTAGGTTTAAATACCTCATTTAATTTTTCAATTTCCTGAGTTGCTCGTTCATGAATATACATTGCGTGTTTTAGCTCATCGTTAGCCATCTCTTTATAACGGTTTGCCCACGGCATGTCTCCGGCCGCTTTACACTCTACATATTTTTCGGCATATTCTTTTGCACCACACAACTCTTCATCTATATGTTCTACATATTTTTTAATTTTAGTCATAAATATCACTCCCTAGCAAATTTTAGTGACCACAACATTAGAATCACCCACAATTTCAACACCTGTATTCACGAACTGAATAGTTGTTGGTGCGTCACAGCATTTGCAAGAATTGTTATCTTTAACCTGAACTAATGTAGAGATACTGACAGATTTAGATTCTGTAGTAGCCGCACCCGTAACAGTTCTAATTGCCTGTGGTTGTGCTACACCATTTTTAAGCATCTGGATAACAATATTTCCAGCAGCAGATGCTAGATATTCTGCTTCGAAAATGATTTCATATACACCACATTTATTAAGCTGTACAGTATTAGTTCCTGTCAACTCTGCTGTGCAGCCTTTTTTGAGTGCCTGTGAAGTAAACGGTACAAGACCACTTGTAGCAGGTATTGTCTGATTTTTTGAATAAACTTCTAACATTTTTTATTCTCCTTTCAATTTAAAAGGGATGCATCAAGCACCCCTTTATTAGGCGTACTAAATACGCTCAGTTAATTTTTTTTGAAACTCTTAAACGTTTCCGCATCCGCACCCACAGCCATTAAAATAAGGGTTCATTCCGGCACTAAATGTGGTAGCATTAGGATATCTAATCACACCACACATTGCGGACTGAAGCTGTAACTGGTTAACCTGTGCCTGCAGATTTTCGATTTTATTCTGTGCCATAGCATCCAGAATCTTCTGAGTCTGTTCCGTGGTATTAGCATTAATTGCCGCTGTGTTGATAGCGTTATTATAATTAACACCATCAATAGCTCTCTGAGTTGTGCAACAACAATCAGCAAGCTGAGACTGCAGTCCATTGAAATTTCTGAGGGATTCATACCCCATATTGCAAATACCATTCTGTAATCCCTGATAGTCATGCTGGAGATTGTCGTTTAATCTACCAACAGCATTTTCCAGGTTGTTAAAATTCATTGCATTACAGAGTCCAGCTTCGGTAACTGGTTCACCATTTGTTCTGTTGTTACCGAAGAATCCACCGCCTCCGATCAGCAACAGAATCAGCAGTGCGAAAATCCACATTCCACCACCGCCAGCTCCATCAAACATACCGTCTTTGCCTGTCACAGCTGCGATATCACTTAAAGAAACACCAGTATCCATGATTATTCTCCTTTCTAAAAATTTGATTTATTTAATAATTTGCAAATTATTTTCCCTTTAAAGAGTTCATAAACTCATCCACATCTATTCCACGCTCTTTACAGATAGATCTAACTGCCTGCTCTGGATTCATACCTTTTCCGGATAACATAGACATTAGACCATTCATCTGACCTAAATTATTCATCATACTTTTAGCTTGAGATATAACATCTTGATTTATGTTATTTTGTAGATTTTTCTGTCCTTTGAACAAACTGCTTGCCATACTTTTCAACCTCCTGTTTTAGCGCATCAAATTCATCGCGAGTTATATAAGCATCTTGTACCTTTGGTACATCTTCTATAGGCTCAAATCTAAATGTTCTAATTGTCGGAAATCCCGCACCGTCTGTTGTTTTCACATACATGATATCACTCTCACTATCAAATAGAGCTACTGAACTATTAGGTGACATTTGATAAGCCTTCGCCCCGTCAATTCCGGTTACCCGTATTAAATTATTCTGCTGCACCTGTGTCGAGAAATTATTATTTTGAGATATATTATTCTGATAGGGATTAAAATTATTTAGTCCATATGGTTGCGGCATCTGGTACATTCCTCACACCTCTTTTCAGATTTTTCAAAAGAAACTATTATTTCCTGCAGAACTGTCATTACACGAATCAATGTCATGACAGGAATATCAGACAACTGGTCATCTTCTAATAATCGTCTTGTTATCTCATCTTTCATGGCTTTTCTCCTTTCCTTGATTTTATTGTAATAAAAAAGAACTACATTTTAAATGTACAGAAAATGTACTAAAAATGTAGTTCTATTATTTAGAGTACCTTTATGATTTTCTTATTCACCTTTTGACTTAATTTCCTGACATAGTCTATGGAAATTGAATAGGTGTCTGCAATTTCTTGAAGTGTTCTACCTTTTGAACGCTGTTCAAATACAATAGACTCCAACTCACTGAAATTACATTTTTCACGAAACACGTCTAATTCAGGTTCCGTGAAATCTTTTATAATCATTTCCTTCTCCTTCTCCTTCTAGGTTTAGACCGTCTGACTGTTCTAGTTGTCTTTGTTCTAGTTATTTTCTGTCGTGCCATTATATACATCACCATCCTCACCAATATAATTATTATCCCCACACTCATCGGTATCCTGATCCACTGTAGTAGTTATGGTGGATGTTGTCTCCTCTGTGGGTAAACACCAAGCGTATAACCAAATTGCGTTCGTCGCAAATAATAATACTAAGGTTATAATGAATAGAATAAAGTTCCTTTTACAATTTGTTTTTAATTCTTTTAAAATTTCCGACGCTAATTTAGTCTCTTCCATCTTTCGTCCCTCTTTCCAAATCTTTGATTCTGTGATTAGCTACTTTTATCCGGTCATCCAGCAACTCAACTCCTTTTTCGACCTCGTATAAACGAACAACTAAATTATTATGCTCTTTTACATGCTTATCGAGGCCTGTTAAATCATCACGCAAATTAGTAACGTCTTTATTGACTAATTCAATAGTACCTTTTGTCTCTGCTCTAGCTAAATCTAATTCGCTTTTGATTTCAGTTAGTGTAATTTGATGCGTTTTACGGGTTGTATAAATAACACCCGCAAGAGCAAGAACTCCTGTGATCACACTGCCGATGATTGTTTCCATTACCTACTCCTTTTCTGCTTTTTAGGTGTTCCCAACACGACTTTTAAAATTATCTGATTTCTTTTGTGAGTTTCTTGAACCTCACTTATAATAGCGTGATAAGATAAGTCTAAATCATCTATATATACCACACATTTATCCCCAAGATCATAATTTTTCATGTATTCATATTTTTCTTGAAGAACTGTGCAGGATATGGTCTCAACTCTGTAATTATTGAGCATATCTAATTTCGCCTGTGTCTCTAATAATCGTCTTATTTTTTGCTGATTAGCGGTAGACGTATCTTCTAAATCCACATCGTCTGAAGATAGTGACACGGTAAGAATTGCTTTAGGATTACTGTTACCTATTTTTTCAGGCTTATTTGAATTCCAAACAAAATAGCAACCAATCACATAACGAATCTGACCATCTTTTGTTTCTGTATATTTTATTGGAAAATAGTTTGTAGAAAACGCACTATAATGCTCTTCGCTAACCTCCTGCAATACCTCGTAAAAGCATTGATTTGCGGATTCATCTAGTGTATATGAAATATCTGATACATTGTTGAAAGCTTTTCCAAAATATACAGCATTATCCCCGACAGTTAAATCATTCCCCTTAAATACTTTGACAGATACATTAAGTGTATCTGTATCGGATTTCGGATATTTAGAAATTTTCGTTAAATAGCCATATTCATTGTCAGATAAAATATCATATAAAGCTTCACCAGCTTTTATACCTCCGTCTATAGATATATCAATAGTACTAGGGAACGATGAATCACTAGAAAACCCTATGCTACCTATAGGTTTTACACCACCAACAACGGCATTAGCATTATTAATATAGTTGGTTATAGCTGTTTTAGTAGCAGCAGCAGTATTAGTATTTATGGCTACATTTTTTCTATATGTGGCAAAATCTAAAAATTTGTCTACGAAAAATCCTTTTAATGTAACAAATGCGCCCTTAGTTTTTTTCTCATACTCTATCTTCTGGATTAAACCTAATTCGGGTCTGCCCACATTTTCTACATATTTAAACCCCATTTCTGCTAATCTATTATATTCGGCTAAAGGTAGATATAGGATAAAATCTCCGCACTGTGTAAATTTACGATCCCACGCACATTCAATGAAATCAATATTACCGCCCTTATCACCAATTATAGAGCCTTTCCAATCTCTGGCTTTTAGCATTATAAGCCTCCATATCTTCCGGTATAGCTTAGGTCTGTGCTGAATCCACTATTATCTCCGGCATCATCTAAAAATGAAATATTATTATCTCCAAATGTCAATATAAGCTCTGGTAACACCTCACCATTATAGTCATTAGGTGACATCTCTACACCATTCAATTCTACCTGTTTCCACTCTGAATCCACTACTAAAATATCTCCAACAGAGAAAGAATGATTTATTTTTAGCGTTTTACCGTTGACTGTGATATTCATTCCCACTACGGATTCATTCATTTCAAGTTTAGCTGTAATATATGTATTTTCTGAACCCGTGTAGTCAATATATTTATTTAACGCCTGTGAAATTACACCAAATACTAAAGAGCCCCCATTAGGAGTGTATGCTCTTGTGACGTGCCACATGGGATCCACGTTGTAAAAACCAACATTCGTTGATTCATTAGAAATGAGGTCGGATTCTGGATGTATGTACCCAACGGTCAGGTTGAGAGGTGCATATATATTATCTGTAGGACATTCAGAACTCTTTAATTCACAACCTTTAGCAATTCTTAAAATACCCATGTAATTTATGTATAGGTCAAAAGAATAGTTGTTGTTATGAAATCCTATAACACGCTCTCTTTCTGATTTTGAAGTAAAGGAACATCTAGACTTTAAATCTATGTCTCGAGCTTCTTTTCTTTTACCTGTAATTATAGACCCGTTTCCAAACCCTCTATCCTCTGTGAATATTTCCAAGTTTGGAAAATCCAAACCTTCAATCTTCGTCAAGTGCCATCCTTTTTGTGTGTCCGACTCATAGTCAAATATTTCACCGTCACTTCTAACAGCTCTTATTGATAATTTGTTATTAGCCATTATGCACCCGCCAATCCATACAATGCCTGATCCTTCAACATTCGTGCTGTCTGTACAGGCGAAGTATTTTCCACATTAAAATTGATTTCCTGATTTACAACGGTTTGATTGCCCATTTGACTAAGAAGTCTTCCACCTATCATTGAATCATTCGTTAACAATCTGTTTGTTATACCTGCAGATGCTATAGATTCAGTGTTAATTGCTCCGACTTCGTAAGCCCCAAGTAATTTTGACATCTGGTTTCTAGCCGTTTGTATCAGATTTTTAGTTTCTAGTATGATACCCTGACCAATACCTAGAGTTATAAATTTACCAACCTCATCACGCATAACTCGAGATGGAGATTTGATTCCGAAGAAATCTTTGATAGCGTCCTTTGCACTTTTTGCTAAACTTCTAATCTTATTACACAACCAATCTTTCTTATCTTTTATACCATTCCAAAGACCCTCGATCCAATTCTTACCGATAGATACCAATGATCCTATGCCTGCTTTTATTTTTCCAGGTAACGACTGAGCTAGACTTACTATCTTTGATTTTAATGATCCTGCCCAGGATTTTATACCATCCCAAAGTTTTTTCAAGATAGAAATACCGGATTCTTTCATTTGCTGTGATCCAGAAGCTATGCCTTTGACGATTGCTATGATTATCTGCGGGAGGGCTTTTATGAGCTCAATTATGACAGTTGGTATAACTTTAACCAGTGCCATAAATAAATCAAATGCTGTTTCCATCATATTCCCTTTATTTCCGGTGATAAAACTTACTATTTTTTCAATTAAGATTGGAAGCTGTTCGATTATTTGCGGAATAGCTTCTATGAGCCCTTCTGCAAGTGCCAACGCTACCTGCAAACCTGCATCCAGTAATGCCGGTAAATTTTCTATGATAGCATCACACACATCAAATATCATTTGACCTATTTGTGGGATAAGTTCAGGCAATATATCTGCAAATCCTTGCAGAAAAGAAGTCATTGCTTGCATACCAGTCTGTACAATGCTAGGTAAAGCATCTACAATACCCTGAGCTAAGGACAATATCATATTACCTGCTGCAGAAATTAGTTGCGGTAATACACTTTGAATTAGTTTAGGTAGTTCCGCAGCTATTACAGGTGCTACACCTTCTATCAGCTTAGCGACACCTTGCAAAGCAATTTCGATTCTTGGTAATATATTGTCCCCAAACGCCATTGCAGAATCTATGAAATTCTGCATGAGTTTATCGAAATCTGCGTTATCATCAGAAATACCCACAATTAGATTTTCCCAAGCAGCTTTCGTCATGTTTAGAGAACCCTCTATAGTGTGCTGGGCTTCTTCTGCGGTTGTTCCTGTGATACCCATTTCTGTCTGAATAACATGGATTGCATCTACAACATCTGCATAGCTGCTAATATCATAATGAATACCTGATATTTTTTCTGCGTCTTCTAACAAACGCTGCATTTCTTCTTTAGTACCACCATACCCCAGCTTGAGATTGTCTAACATGGTATAGTTCTGCTTAGCAAATCCTTGATACGCATTCTGGATCATCTCCATAGATGTACCCATCTTATTAGCGTTATCCGCCATATCGTTTATAGCCATGTTGGCTTTTTCGGCGGCGACTTGCGTATCCCCTCCTAAAGAGGATGTGAGCGAGGCGGCAAAACTCGTAACAGTATTCATGTACTCATTTGCAGACATACCAGCATTTTTATAAGCATTTGCTGCGTTGTCTAATACAGTTTGTTGAGCAGACATTAGTTTGTCATACTCACCCTTTACTGCGTCGGTAGATTTGCCAACACTTTTAGCATACTCATCTAGTGTTTTTCCACCAGCCCCATATAATGTTTCAACACCGCCAACCAACTGCTCGTATCTAGCATAGGCTTCCACAGATTTATAAATCAGGCTAACAACGGCAGTACCAGCAGCTGCAGCTCCTGCGGCTACTACTTTAGCGGCAGTGCCAAATTTTCCAAGCTTACCGCTAAATCCATCCATTCCTCGTGATAGACCCTTGTCGTCTAATTCTGTGTCAATGATAACACGACCATCTCCGCCCATTGCCATATCTATCACCTACCTTTCAATCATGTGCACGCATAAAATTCATTGTTAATTTCCTGTAGAATTTCAAGCTCCTGTGGATCTTGCTGTTTAGGAAGTGTCCAAATTCTTTTCAATTTCTGACGTTGTTTATCTTCATCAATTTTTGTCTTCTTATAAGATCTTATAGAAATGATTTCCATAAGTTTTGTATTAGCGGGCAACCCTATAGTTAATGCCTTGAATAAATGCCAATGCATATAGTCTATTGATGTTAAATCAATTCCATACGCCTGCATAAAAGAAGCTACTATATATTCCCCATCTAATACATAATCCAGATAATTATCTTTATTATTATCCGATTCAATATGTTGTGGTGTGGGATTTGGATTGGAATAAAATTTTATAAGGGAGTTTAAATTCTCTTTTAATATAGGTACATTCGTATCTATAAAAAGATCATGAATTTGCCCCAGTGTGGTATGAGGATTTTTAATTCGCACACCAAAATCTATCCAATCTCTAAAATCTGTCTTTATTAAAAAAGGCTTACCGTCAACCTCTACGGTATTAGGTAAGCCTTTATATCTTAAATCTATCATCTGAGCAGTTTAGCCTTTTCTGCTAATTTTCCAAGCTCTAATAATTTAGTGAATTGAGGATTATTTACAAGATCCTGTAAATCATCCGTGCTATATTCGTTCAGTGGCTGATTGTATACACTGCATATTTTCAAATAAGCAATGTTTAAATCATTAGGATCACAATCTTTAAGTGGGCCAATTATTGTAAGCATACAATCCGCCCCCAGTAAATCCACACAGATATTATACATATTCTTGCATTTTGTTTTAAAATCGACACCACTTCGATTTCCTTGATCCACCTTTTCCAGTTTCTCTGCAATATCAACAGAGTATCTTGGAAGATCGTATGAATTTCCATTTAATTCGACTTTATACTCCATTTTTGATTCCTCCTATTAAACTATTAAACTGATGCTGCTGTAAATGTTGGAGCACCGCTTTCAATGGTATATGTACCTTTTTCAATTTCTCCGCCAAGTTTAATTGTAAAAGAAATTTTACCCTCTACAGTATCAAGAGTATCTAAAAGCAATGTACAAATTCCTCTCCAAGCTTTTTTGCCTGTACCTCCAAAACACATCAAGAACGGTACTTTAACAGCGTCTCCGGTCGGCATGTCGTAGAATTTTTTAAAAATGAAATCGTACATTTCATTTCCTTCATACAATGCAATTTCTTCCGGCAATTCCGGCTGATTACTAGATACCTCTTCCACAGCGTTTGGATAACAAATGTATTCCATAGACTCGGACTGAGGGTTCATGGCAAAAGCAAAGATTGTGGATAAATCAATTCGCTTCCAAGTATTAGCAGCAAATGTGCTATCTTCAGCAGTATCTAAAAATGGAATAAATTTATCCCTAGTTAATTTAGTTAATGCAGACATCATATTCTCCTTTCTAAGTAGTTTATCTCATATCTACCTTCATATCTTACATTTCCTGTATCTTCATTAAGGTAGATATCAGGAACCGTATATGACGGCTGAATATAGTTGACAGTAATTCCATCTATATAGGGTAATTCACGGTCATTACTTTTTTGTTCTATCCATGTTGTTATATTTTCAAATGCTTTTAAAGCTGACAAATTTATATCAGAAGTTCCCGCCGGATCATACTCTTTTACAAGATTTATATTGAAGAGCTCTGTAACTTCTATAGAGCCGTCCGTGAAATCTTGAGTTGATCGTAAATTAGGAACCGTGGTAACTGCAGTAGCATCAACTTCTACTGGTATCACATTAAAGAAGACATAAGAATCTGATTCAGGACAATCCGATAACCATGTTGTTAACTGCTCATATATACTCAAATTCTTCACATCCTTTTAATATAGTTTGTTATAGCCTGTGCAACCTCTTTGCCTTTTTCTCTGCCAGCTACTTCTTCCCAATGACTGGTAGCTAAAATGTGTTTTTCATGACTGTAGTTTAATGGTCTTCCAGATCGGCTAATACCGTACCATTGATAATGAGAATATGGCTGATAATAGGTCACTTTAAATGGTTCGGTTCTATAAGAATTTGCGAGAATAATCTTATCGGCCGGCACATATTTATTAAACATGGTTCCCCACGTTTCCGCTAAAAACATACCCACAGCATCATTACCCACTAATCTTCTTATAGTAGCCTGTTTATGATTCCACCTAAATTTTACCCCCATGCTACACACCCTCTACTCTGAATTGGTACTTAGTAGCACCAAATTTCTCTACTTCTGTTATTGTTTTTATCTCACACACTCCAGGTTCATACATATTTCTAACCGTTTGAATATTATTCGGATTTATATCTTCCGACACATTCTCTGTTAAAAATATGTAATCCCCCGGATTCAGTGTGAAAGAACTGGCAATTAGAGGTGAACCTTTCCAATCTTTATAAGGAAGGTATATTTCAGAAAATGGAATCAATATTGTAAATGTCTGACCAACACTGACAACATTTGCACTCACATTCTCTACTTTATTTGTGCTGTATGCACAATCACGAATCACAGTCTTATACCATACATCAAGCTTCGTAATAGAATCTTTTCTATTCAGTTTATTTAGAATAGTTACAGCACCGTTCATCGCATCTGACCTTCCTACAAAGCAAACATGGATATCCAGCTAATAAAGTTTTAGCCAGATTCGTAAATTTTATTTTTAAAGACTCTTCCGTCAACTGGGAATTATCATAGCTAAAAGATTCAATACCGTTAGAATAAGAGCTTATTACTCCATGTCCATTTTTACTAGATATAATTGTATCCGAAGAATATATCGTATTTATGATTTTAGTTTCTAAAACCTTAGCTACCTCCGGTATTTCTGTCAATTTAGCTATTCTATTGTTAGTTATATAATCCAGATAACTATCACCTTGAATTACATATGCGGGGAATGCGGATTCTTCAACTATTCCACCATAATTTTTATACTCAGAATAATTTAGATACGGCACACACATTCCCCTTTCACAATTTCATCCAGTTTAGTCGGAGGAACCTGAAACTGGCTCCTTTGGTTTTCTGCCACGACGAGCTTTTGGCGATTCCTTAAACTCATCTTTAATTATTTCTCCTCCACCATATTTGATATACCCCTTAGCGACCGCTTTATCTACGGTCGCTAAGATTGATCCATTAGGCATTTTGATTCTGATCATCAAATCACCGATCCTTAGGCTTTGGAAGTAACAGTAGCTTTACCTACCTTTACAACTTCTTTCTTGGCATTAATCTCTACAATGATAATCGGGTCACCTGTGGTAGCTGTGATTTCCGCACTGCCGTCCCAGTCCTTAAATACTTCTGCATCTACCACTTCACCAAGTGCTGGTGCTGCTACGTCTGCACCTGTTGCATATTTATAGCTATTTCCGGATCCCTTTGGTTCTGTTACTGTGATCTTAGTCTTTCCAGAAGTAGTTGCACTTGCAGCGGATGTTACGGTCAATGTAGCATTCGGTGCATAATACAGGATAGTTTCTGGGGTAACCGCTTTAGTACCATAGTAGAAGAACAGTTCCATTGCATAAGCTTCGGAAAGTGGTACTTTTTCTGCACTATATGGTTTGCTCATTACAGGCTGTGCAATAGATCCCTTCATCATTACAATGAAGTCTACACCCTTTGGCAGTCTAGTGCAAGATTCTGTCTGTACACCGTGGAACCCGAGGAAAGATTCTGCGTTAGTTTCGACATTTGCATTGTTTACTCCTGTATCCAGATATTTTCTGATTTCTGAATAAGCTTCTGCACTGAATACACCAACCATCTGACCTCTGTCAATACCGTCAATGTACTCATTCTCCAGAGTTTCCAATGTAACGATAGCGGCTTCATATTTATCCGCCATGGTTGTGATACCTGCAGCTGGTGTAAATGCAGTACCTGCTGCAACTGCTTCCTTAAAGAAAGCTCGGTCAAGGTGAGCCTGCATTCTAACGGTATGATTAGAAGCTCTTCTGGAAATAAGACCTTCCACACCCAGTAAAGATGCGTCTTTCTGTTCCAGTTCCTCTACAAATTCCTTATCTTTATTAATCGCAATAGTTACAGGTTTTCCTGCAATTTTAGCACCTTTTCCTTCAGTTCTAGCAGAACCATAATCTTTCGGCTCAGCATTCTGGAATCTCTTAGCTTCTACTGTACCAGATTCCGGATTACCGGAAAGGTCTGTGTTTTTGAGTACGCTAGACAGTGTACCCTTCTGTACGTTTTCAATGACCCCGTCATATGTTTCGGACAGGAGCATTTTACCCTGATCCTCTAAAAGAACGGATAAAGATTCAATTCTAGGCATTTTCTAATCCTTTCTACCACACCAGAGGACGCTCTTTCTCTTCGTTCTTTGGTGCTGGTTCATCAATTTTTTTAGTTTTGTCAACGAATTTAGGTTTTGGCTTATCATTAGGTTTCGGATCATTTGGTTCAGGTGGCTCTTCTGTTACAAATGCACCCTCATCCTGTTCCTTGTACTTATCAACGAAATCACTGAAACCAAGAACCTGATCATCTTTCATAGATAATCTATTTTCCATAAGGTCGCTAATAAATGCCTTTTTCGCACTATTAGAGCTGAATTTTAAACCCCCGGACAATTCTTTGATTGCAAATTCATAACGCTGATCAGCTAAATCTTTAGCGTATTTCTTTTGCTGTTCGTCGTACTCGGACTGCAGAGTGTTGAGCTTATCGGTAATGTCTTCAAGTTTACCTTTATCTACACCCGCATCTTCCAACTGCTTCTTTAAGTTTGCAAGATCCTTATCACGCTGTTTAAGGTCGTTCTCAAATTTAGTTTTGGCTTCTTCCGCACTTGTTATCTTTTCACGAATACTTTCAACCTCTTTAATAGTCTTGTAATTAGCATTCACTTCTTTGTCAAAAGATTCTTTTTTATCTTCTGGAATCTCGATATCAAGTGATTTTAAAATTTCGTAGATATTTTTCATTTAAACCTCCTAAAATATCTTGTATACCGTGTTTTCCACGGTTTGGAAATCCTTTTACAAGTGTATTATACACAAGTTATCCACAGATTACAAGTATTTTTTGTGGATAAGTCTGTGGATAACTTAGTAAAAATTTGTAAATATAAAAAGTTATCCACAACCTGTGGATAACTCTGTGGATAACTTATATTTTTACTTGTTTTGGTTCAACTTGCCGACCCTTATAATTAGGGACATATGCGTTATCAAATCTAGGTTTTACTCCGGATTTATTTGCAATATGTCGGTAGGATGCTTCTAGTATGTTCAATCGTTCTTTTTCTTTACCTATATCTTCATTTGCTGATTTTAACCCGATTATTTTTTCTTTTTCATATCTCATCCGAGTTTCTAGTCTTCTCATTACTTGAGTGCATTCGTATCTTGTGTATTTTTTACCATTCACGTCAATCATTTCCTGAGAATAATCTTTCATTTCCCGTAATTCCTGTGCGGAATATGGATTAGGAGATACACCTAGAACAATATATGAAATATTGTGTTGGCAATTCATCGTGCCGATAGGTCGTTTTAAACTGGACTGCAATTTATTAAAACCTTTAAGTGTAAACTGTTTCCCCTGATAAGGTAGATGATCCTCTGCACACAATCCATGTGCATCAATTTGTACACCATCTGCCCCGAATTGTTTACCTGCTTCTTCTCTAATACCAGAATTTAATCTTCTAATACCCTCTATTAAATTTAATTTCAAGGCACTATCTAACCTTCTTGTTAGTCCGCTAGCATACACAACACGCAAACCATTTGAAACAGTCTTGTTAATTATCCGACGGGTGACAGATTTATAATCCGCCATCCCCGTAGTGACTTCTTGAATTATACTGTCAACTGCATTTCTATAATCTTGGGAAATAGCTGTAGTGTGAGAAATATTTCTAAAAGTGTTACCCGTAGCCATAGCCATTGATTTCATATAGTTGTTTATAACAGTATTTTCAAAAAAAGTGGGTTGAATTATATTTTTAGCCAAATAGTACTTAGCCATGTCTGAATACTCCAACATACCACTTTTTTTGAATATCATTTGAATTTCTAATACAGATTTATCTGTGGCTCGAGCAAGCATATTATTTATCTCATCAATGTTAGCCTGCATCTTAGCCATCTCGTCTAATCTATGTATATCCGTAGCAGTCAATGCCCCTATATCTGAAATATGTTTAGCCATCAATTGAATATAACGAACATTGACCTCTTCAAATCTATTAGCAACTATAGTAGAAATCTGTTCTATATGTTTAGCAACTGTATTAGACATTATTCTTCCTCACCACCAGCATCCTCTGAGGCTGCATTAAACATTAGTTCCTGACTTAACCGTATAGACTCTTCCTGCATTTCTTGAATTGCCTGTTTAGCGGTATCGAGGTCTTCACCTGTGTACCACGCACGAAGTTCTGCTTTTGACAATATACCATCCTGAACTAATAGACGCTTCTGAGCTAACTCTGTGTCCACATCGGTAAGAATTGAATCACTCCAATTTATTGCTACGTCAAAATCTTCTATCTTATGGAGTTCATACAATTCAATAAATACTTTTGCACCGTCGATAGCATCCCTAAACGCCTGCTCCAAGGATTCCTGATTTTTAGTGATAGTTGTGTAGGTATTCTGTCGGAGAATTTTAATTTCTGTGGCAGTACGAGCATCACTCTGCACATCTCCCAAAGTACCACGGGCTAAACCACAAGCATCCTCAACCTTATGTAAATAGGTATTCAAACCCTGAATATAAGACGTGTCTCTCAATGATGGTGTAAAGGCATGATAGGTATCTTCATTTCCAAGATCTAACTTCCTGTAAATTCTATCTTTACCACTATCTAGCCGCTGTTTGAAATATGTATCCTGTGTACAAAGAGCCGTAGAATCTACATCAATAGCAATTTGACCAGCTTCATATTCCCAATCCAGTCTAGAGAATTGTATATCGGCTAATTTAATAAGATCGGCAGCGGCACTGAATACAGAAACACCTAAAGGAGATTCCATGTCCACATTATTAGCAACAGGTACTTTATAATATCCATACATCGGTTTCTCTACATCCTGTATTGTAACCTCAGGCTCAATATCTGACCATTTTGAGACAGCTGTGAGTGGTATTTCATTTCCTAATTCTTGTTCATCCATATCGTCATTATCGACTAATTTAGCCTTAAAAGCTTTGTTCTGCACAACAATGGTATTATCAGAAAATGTGTGACGCTCAACTTTTGTGTATAAATCAGATCCTGAAATAAACTGATCTAAAAAAGCTACATCTGTTATTCTGCCATCATCATCAAAAGAAATAGGATAAAAATCACCCTGCAATACGAAATCAAAATAAATTGAGTCCTTTACAAGGTATGGCTTTATGATCATACCACCTAAAGCCATAGCCTTTTCTAAATTTATATCCAACTTAGATAAAAGTTGAACCTTAAATAGATTGTCAACGTACTCGGCTAAAGAATCTTCTTTAGTTTCTACAGGTACTTCTTCGATTTCCCCTGTTTCTGTATTGACTTGTGTGATAGGCGGTGGAGTGATATCCACCGTCAATTCACACATAACCATCATTTGAAGCATTTGACATATAGATTTAGGTAATCCCATAGAACTCACATCACCATCAATCCAAGAAGCCTCATTTTTGTACATAAGTTTCCACTGCTGTATAGCATCTGACATTTCATCAGATATCAAAACCTCATCAATGTCCACAAGATCTGTAATATCTGTGTATTTTGTCATTTTTCTAATAGCTTTTTTTATGAGTTCAATTAATTTTCTCAACATAATTTAATTACCTCAATTATAATCTACTGTTAACTGATGTAGATCCTTCCACCTTCAACAGCACATACCCATCCTGAAGGGATCTTCACCCAAGTGTATTTTCCAATCTTCCTAATGGCAAGGACTGTTACCCTTGTTCCGGATTTCAATACAGCATAGGTCTGGTTAAAGGAATGGGATCGTGCGTTGGAAGTGAGTTCACTGCGTTTTTTCTGTGCTCCTCCAGCAGATTTACGCACCCTCAAATTGGCTTTCAGCGTGTAGGTCGAACCAATTTTGTAAGAACGGCTTGAAGAGCCTGAACTGCTGGAAGTTGAAATTGGCAAGTATATGAATCCAAGAAATCTGTATCCTCTCAGATAGCCCGATTTTGGAATAACACTTGTCCAAAATTTTCTTGATCTGTATCCTGACTGAGATACTGTGAATGACCCATTGGAATGGATTTGTTCAACTACTGCTACATGCCCTGCACCGTCTCTGCTGTTTCCAACTCTGCCTTTTGCCCATACAATGATTGCGCCGAGTTTAGGTGTTCTTCCTCTGGAGTAGCCGTCGCCGAACCCATACCAGGTCTCAGCATTCCCTCTGGACAGCTTTGGGGTAGATCCAAGTATTTCCCTTGCACGCCCCCAAGCATACCCTACACAGTTGGGTAAAACACTGTTTCCTTTGATACGGATACAACTGTTGTACCCTCCGTAACTAGTGTGTATGTAACACTTGTTAGTTGTGGACGGTGCTGACAGTCTTGGTGAAAAAGACATGGCTTACACCTCACTTTCGTCATTTACAGCTTCCAGTTCCTTTCTTGGTTCCTGGTATGTCATTACCTTAGCGGTATCTTTGAGACCGTGTGTGCTTGGGTCAACAACAATACCAAAAGCAACCAAGAGGTTGATAATGATACCAGCAAGCTGTTCTATTGTGTCCTGAGAAACAGCAGGAACAATTTCAAAAATACCCAAGATCTGGTAAACAAATGCGATCGTTGTAGCAATCAAGGCTGCTAAAGAAATTTTGTTTTTAAACCTCAGTTTCCAATTGATAAGTTTCATTATTTATGCTCCTTTCTACCCCGCCGTGGGGATTTCAACATATTTATACCATCCAGCTGGATAGCTTTCAGGATGCCAAACATTGTTATCTATGTTTGAAACATACACAGTGCCATTCTCTAAACAGCACTCATCTTTCATGTACATTCCAGATGTGCCTTGCGGCTCAACATAAGGCTTTGCTTTCTTTGGATTTTTTGTGTGACATAAACCCCACTGTGCTCGTAAATTCACGGGCTTGTCTGTGTAAATTGTACTGTCATATGGCTGCAACAGCTTCCAAACTTGGTCATCATCACGAACCACTGACCCTGCTTTCCAGTTCAGATACTGTACTGTTGGATCAAATTCAGGAATGTCAGTTTCACGGTCTATGATTTGTGTGCCTGTCAGATCGGGGGCTTGTTCTTGTAACGCCGTGGCGGCCTGTAACCCAATCGCTCTCATATGTTCCAGTACAAATGTCTTATTTTCCATAACTGTTCACCCCTTCTTGTATTGCTGCAGCCAATTCATCATATGTGGCATATGTTATCGATCCTGTTGGATCTGGGTCTGGTTTTGGCGGTTCTGGTGGTTCTGGCTTTGGCAGCGGATCATGGATGAATTCACCGTTAATGTACTTGTAGTCTCGTACATTGTCATCAGGGAACGACTCGATCACGATGTCGTATTCCATGCCCTCGACGCACTCGCAAACGGACAATATCCTGTTTTCTGTATCTAAGTTTAATGCATACATTATTTATGACACCCCTTTCGCTATATAAACCGCTGTTGGGATTGAATAACCATCATGCCTGTTGTTAGATTCTCCCACATAACGATAGTACCCCTTATCAAAATTGATTGAGCCAGCGTTAGTTATTGTTACAGCTCTCCTAGTAACAAAGATGTTTCCGCCATCAGACGTACTTTGAATTGTAACAAGTTCAGTAGTAAACCCAGATTTTATAGGGATCCATGTGATTCTACGGTCTTTTGCGACAGTTTGACTTTCAAATTCAATTCCGATCAAATTGCCCTCGTTGGCCGCAATCGCAACATCTTGTGGCGGAAACAAACTTGACGGACTCGCATTCTGCCACACTTTCTTGATCTGCACCCCATTCTTTTCATCCAGGCTTCTCACCCAGCCTTTTGATCCGGGGTACCACCCACCGGCGTTTCCAGACCGATACCACACTGGACTGTTTCCGTCTAATCCTATGAACTGCTGCGCTACTATAACGCTGCCAGATGTGAAGTTGTACAACCAGCCGTATTTCATCGGCTGATTTTCTAACAATCCTTCCGTGCTGATATACGCCAGCCCTGTGCCAGCTTTCACCCAGTTGGCTGTTGTGTCACCGCCTCCGTTTCCGGTAAGGAACGATAAATCGCTAGACGGTATGTACTGCAAATTATTCATCGCCGCAGCTCTTGTGGTTTTTCCTGTACCACCCTTATTGATAGGCTGTACCTTGTTCTCTTCCGCAGATATCCTAGCTTCTAACTGTCCGGCTACAGTACCACTTAACGCTGAACTCACTAATTCCTGATACTGCTCATATAATGATCCAAGCTGAGTTATATATGGAATAGCTGGTAATACCCTACCACACAAACTATCGTCCATTCTTGTATCCAATATATTAGAAGCACTAATAGATGTGGCTCCAGCAGGTATTGTTATATCAGCTAAACCAATTTCCCAGAAATTAGATTCACGCTGTAATGATGGGGCTACAGGATTAGTGGAGTTTGTACCTGTCTTTACATATACCATAATGGAACGCACATTAGTTGATGTGTTGAATCTAGCAACCACTCTGTCTATTCTTCTTAGTGTTGCATTAGCCGCTTCTAATGACAATGTAACAGCGTTATCATTATACGCCAAAGCCCCTTCAATGTGACAACCACCTTTAGATACTTTCACAGACATCCCATTGCCCGGAATCACCTGTAAATCATCGTCTAATGATGATTCTATGAATACACCATTTGTATATCTCAATTTATTGAACTGACGTTCATTCTCAGCTGTTATCGCTCTGTCATATACAGGCTGCTCTGGCGTACCAGTATTTTGAGATTCAAATGGATACGAATAAAAAGCCATAAATTCTCCTTTCTATAAATTAAATACATTTTGCATCTTTAAAAGCTTTGATAATTTTAGGTGACTGAATAGCAAACCAATCTATCATTTCCTCATTGTATGCCCAACAATTAGTAGCACCGGAACACGCCTGCAAACCACTTTCACACAGAAAAGCATGAATGATTTCATGTCTTGTAACCTGTTTAATAAATGCTTTCATGTCTTTTACAGCATCTATGTCTCCCACAAGATCATCACTGTTACAAATTACAATTTCATGTGTACTGCAATCACAATAACCGTTATTGGCTTTTAATTTAGGATCTTCTGATTCGGACACGATAGAAATAGTATATTCCTGACCTAACACATCAATTTTATACATTTTTTAGTTCCTCCATACTATATTATAATATACAATAATAAAAAAGTATACAATTTATTGTCCTTTTCTTTTCCACACAGGCTCCATTGCATATCTAACCATATCTATACTGTGGTTATCTTTATCAGGTACATTTGAAGTTGCCTGCCCATCTGGCGTAAGTTCATATTCATATTCATTGAATTCTTTTGCTGTTTCCGGGCACCTTGCAGGATCTATAACTATGGCTACTAAAGATTGTAACCATTTTATTCCGTACCGTACAGAATCCGGACCTTTTTGAGCATCTCTTGCATCTGCTCCATAACTTCTATAGTCCGCAACGGATTTATGCTCTGCGGAATCACATATAATCCTATCGTGTAATCCTACACCTTTTTCATCTCTTAAATATTTCCAGGTATCACGGTTGCTTGTTTTCCATGTTCTGTATTCATCAAATATATACAATATTTGTCTATTAGAATCAAAATGCATTTTACCCCAGTGAAATGGATCCGGATACCAGCCCCAGTCAATCCCCATATGAATATGATCAAACCACTTAATTTCCTGATCTGTAATTGTTTCCAATTTTATATTATCAAATACATTAGTACCATTACCAATGACTTCTCCAAGATATTCATGTCTATATCCATCTGGATTTATTTGCTTCATCCAGTTAGCATCATCTATAAACTGTCTTCCTAGCCACCTTCTTGGAGCTTGTAAATAAGTAGTGTGTGATGTATATGTATCAGGTTTATTCTTTTCAACATCCATATAAGAATTCGCCCAATTTGTTCTAGATTTAGGAGGGTTCATGGATTTGAATACAAAAAACTTATTTCCACCTCTTACCACAGACTGCTGAGTTTTTCTTATTTCTTCCTCCCCTAAATATTCATCCAGTTCTTCAAACCACAGGTATTTTATGTATCCAAATGGAACTTTTATAGATTTTGATTTAGCCGCTTTATCCAGACCTTTAAAAAGAATAACCTGCCCTGTAGGTATGTATGTAATTTTTTTAGGATTAGTTGTAAATTTCCATTCGTTGCTAATATTTAATTTTTCGATACACCACTGAATCTGCGCATATACAGAAGTATCTAAAGTATCTCCAACTTTTCGATAACAAACGGCATTAGCATTAGGATCGCTCATTATACCTAGAACAATTTCAAATCCGATAACAGAAGATTTTAAAGAACCTCTTCCACCCATAAGATTATAGTATGTGTGCTTTTCATTTATAATGTCCCAGTGCATATCATAAAATGCAGAACCTATACAATCTGTTAATTTGACTTCTATCTCATCTGTATGTTTATTACCAAACATTATATTCCTCTCTAAAAACTTTAGCTAGCCCACACTTTAATCGATAATAAAATAGAGATAGCGTTGGCTATTAAAGTCTTTTTTAAACTGTGTTAAGAATAAAGGATTAAAATCATACTTGTCAATGAGTTCCTGTACTTCACTATATTTGATTGTGTAGGGTTCTTCCTCTGTTTTGTAAATATCATCATAGTCTTCAATTTGTAAATAGTGATTTAAGGATAAAAGCTGTTTACCATATAGTGGTCTAGTTCTATTTGTAAATAGATCAAACATATATACAGTACCTTTATTTTGTAATGTATTTAATATAGTATATATATTATTTAATTGTGTAATATTTTTCATTTTCCCGCCTCCGGTTTTGGTATATCATTTACTATTGTTACTTTAGCTTCTACTGCTGTATTAGTGAATACTCTTTTAGCTAATTCCGCCGCTGCTTTTGTTCTTTCTTGTAATGATGGATCTAAATCAAATTGATCTCTCTCTTCTCCCCGCATTACCCTTGTATAATACTCTAAAATTTCATCTGTATCCGCAATTTTTTTACGATTTCTTGCATCCATTCTTTCCTGTATGTACTTGCGAATCTTTGGAGATTTCAACATTTGACAACCCTGCACCCCCGCATTTTTTGCTTTGTACCCCGCATCTAATGCAGCTTGTGTTGCATTCTGGTGTTGTAAATAATTTTCAGCAAAATCGAATTGACGCTGAGTTAAATAATCCGGTTTAACTGGCACAATTTTATACCTCTCTTTCTTTCTTAAATTTAGTCTCGGCTATTGTTTTCTCTACCTGATCTATAAGTGTATAATCTGTATCATTTATCTGTTTATTTATGTCCTTTATAATATTCAAAATTTGTGCAAGATTTTTTATTACAACAATTTTATTACCAGTTCTGAATAATACCTTATTTTTATGTCTTACAGATGTCATTGTTACAAAACAATCTTTGTCCTGATTATAAAATTGTGTATAAGAAATAGAAACAATAAATCCTTGTTGTTTTAAAGCTATTTGTAATTTTCTAATAGTTGAATTATAATTCGGCATAATTAAAAAATCCTTCCTATATCATAATAAAATTATAATATAAAAAGGACTTTTTGTAAATTATTTCTTAATTGCTAGTTAATAGGTTCTACATAGGGATTATCGTTATTTACAAAATGGACTAATTTCTTATGTTTATTTTCTGATTGCCATTTCTTAAAACAGGTTTTGCCCATACCTACTTCAATAGACTCTGTAGATTTTAATTTTCTGCCGCATCTTTTGCAGGTTGTTTGCTTTAATTCATTCATAACAAATGAACCTCCATGAGTGTTACAACCCTATTTACTAATTTAGTTAATTCTTTTAAATTATCTTCCAACTCTTCTGTCTTTGTCTGCAAATCAAACACCTCTTGTTCCAGCTCGTTAATTTTTCTATTTATATTTTGATCCATTAGAATAAACACCTCTCTATCATATCCTTACCCCTTAAATCCCTAATCCATTTTTTAGGTATGCTATTATAGCCATAAATCAATGCTGCACAAGCACCTGTCAATGCTGCAATAGTGTCTGTATCTCCTCCCAATCTTACCGCAGTAATAACAGCTTCTTCATAACTGTCAGTATTGTACAAGCACCACAACACACTTTCCAAAGTATCTTTCACATAACCAGTAGACCGTATATCGGAATCGGCTGTTGTTAGCAATACGATAGGATAATATTTCTCCATATCTTGAGGTTTAGAAATCATACCATTTATACACATATGAACAAGATGTACATATGCTTCACAATATTCAATACATAAAGGGTGTGCGTGAGTGATACAAGAGACATCTGAAATGTAGTCAAATCCATTTTTCACAAAGGCTAAAGGTAATATTCTCATCATAGATCCGTTACCACAGTTATACTTATCTGTAAGTCCACAACCTCTTTTTAAGGCTTCTTTTGTTGTATAACCTATATCAAACACGTTATTATCTAAATAGTATTTTCCTCTAGCACAGGCTTCTAAATTTTCCCGAATACGTTTTACACTAATTCCTTCAGAGTATTTTAATGCTTCACAAGTGGCAAGTGTAAATGCTGTATCATCCGACCATGTGCCTTTCGGCATACTCCATGTTCCACCGCCCGCCATTTTAATAGTATTAGTCATATCTCTTATAGTAAATTCATAGGGGACACCCAGCGCATCCCCTACAGCAAATCCATAAATAGCTGTTTTTAATTTATCATTCATGATTAACCTCCTCTTCGACAATTCTTACAAATTCGACTATATCATCTACAATGTATTCCAATACAACATCTGCGGAAATGATACGCATTTCTGGCTCGCTGCCGTTTACGGTCTCAACAATCAGACCATAATTTTTACAAAAATTAAACTTTGGTTTTTCGCTATACATCGGGTCAGCTACACCGGATTTTTGAAATCCATTGTAAATTTTAGAAATCAAGCGAGCGTTTCCAACATATAAATCGAAATCGACTATATCAGCACCTATTTCTCTGTCATGCTCATAGGCTGTTTCTGCATATCTATATTTTTTTAAATTCATCATTTTCCTTCTCCTTTGTGTTGTGTTTTTCTTTATCTTATGTATATATTGTAACACATAAAGAATAAAATGTCAATAGTTTTGCAATAAAAAAATTGACCACCGAGAGGAAGAAGTGGTCAATTTAAACACATTCACAAGAAAAAGCATATTTAACAATTAGTAATAGGAGTTACTCATATGCACCCAAGCACAAAGGGAAAATGTTAATCCTCTCTACTATTTATTTTAAATCAGGCAACCCTGAACTAAATAGTCTAATGCTATATCATCTAAAATTTTTCCAGTTTTAATACCGTATTCTACTTTCTGACACAATTTCATGTTTCTTTCCAATGTACCTAAATTATAAGCTCCAATATTTTTTATTGCATGGTGGACTTCCCAACCCAGCAAGCCAGTTCTTTTAGAAGCATCTTTTTTATTCTTTCCTAACCCTTGAATTGCAAGCATATTTCTAAAACCTGTGTATAAAACAGATGCTATTAATACAGCAGGTTCACCTTTTCTTTTAGCCTCATCTAATTTTTTAAAGGCTTTATCAATATCTCCATATAACACTGCGTCAGTTAATTCAAATGTTATGTCTCCAATTTCTTTATAAAAAGCATTATGTTTATCCAAAATTTCAAAGGCTTCATTAGGGTCTATTTCACCGCAACTTCGAATATAATGATCAATTTTATCTAGTTCTAATAATATTCTGGCATAATCATTATTGCAATATTGTATCAATTTTAAGCCGTTGACATCATTAAGGTTGAGTTTAGAAGAAATGTGGTGTTGCAATACATCCGCAGTCAACGGCTTAAATTCTACACAATAACTCTTATTCCTAATATAAAATTTTTCGGATTTCTTGAGCTTGCCATATCTTAATACCAAAATGTCCTTTGATTTTGAAAAATAGTTAGCTACCTCCGTCCATTTTGTTTCTTCCGACCTGTATGCATCATCCCTATTGATGATATACAGCTTGCTAGAGGAATCAAGTGTTTTGACTCCTCTTTTGCTGTATAGGTCGGCGACCGACCGAAAGGAAGTACTTACATGACAAACCGAACTTTTTAGTTTGGCAAGATACACATCGAGGATTCCTTGCTCTTCACCGAATAAAATTAGAAAATGTGGTATATCATTTTTTGATATTCTTTCCATCAATTCTTTCAATTCCATTAGAACAATTTACCCCCTTTGTGTATTTGTATTGTAACACCTTTTTTAGCCTTTGTCAATATATGTGTTACAATATTATCTAAATAATTTTTATCGTGCTCGTTTAATCTGCCATAAATATGAAATCCAGTTGTACCATCAAAATCATAAAAGACATAACCATACATAGTATCATCAATATTTATTTGAGACTGTAAACTAACAAGCTGTCTACATAATTCATCAAATTCTTTATCAGATAAAAAATTTGTATCACGGTTATAATAAAAAATACTATTGATTATTATTTTACGCTGTAGAAATTCAATTTGAGTTTTGATGTCCCAACATCTAGGAAACTTCTGCATTTTTGAGCACCCTTAAAATATTTATTAGCATAATCTCAATGCTAGCCTTTTTATTTAAAGAACCTGTTTTAAATTCCTTTTTACAAACTTCTATAGCATCTAGGATTTGTATCATACAATCATCCGGGCACTCAAATTCCGAAAACTTCCGTGTAAAAACTCGCATAAATAATTCACAATCTAATTTAGACTCCTCCGAAACCTTGGAACGTAACCTAGAAGTTGCTTTTAATAAATGAGAACCACGTTGACTATATAACGCATTAAAACAATCGTTTACAATAGTCTCTGCCTGTTTAACATCTGTATTTTTCCAACTTAATACCTGTCCAATAGTATTTGCATACTTAATAACTTCCTCATGTTCAGAAAATTTAATTAGTTCCGCCTGAGAATAAGGCTCCATTTTCAACTTAACCGCCCTGCTCCACAACGTTCCAATTAGATTAGAAGAATCTTTAACGGTCATTATAAAATATGATTTATTAGGTGGCTCTTCTACTACCTTTAAAAGAGCATTTTTAGCGTACACTGACATATCATCAACATCTCTAAAAATATAGACAGTGGGCTGCGTGATATTATAAGACATCCTTATTGCATTTTTCACAGCTTCTTTGGAATTATTTTCACAAATCACACCATTTCCTAGCAATTTCATGATTATTTTAGCAAGCGTCAATCTTCCAGACCCCACATCGCCCTCAATAATTATAAACCTTGGTATAGATTTATTTAATCTCCACTGAATAACTGTTTTTAAATTTTTTTTCTGTCCAACCACTTAATTTTCCCCCTATCTACATAATAATAAAAACGAAGATTGAATAATAGTCTTAGGATCAGAGTCCCACTTAATTCTATAATCTAAATCAATTACAGCATCTAGAATGTGCGGTATAACATCTGCAAAATCATCTACTATAGAACTAAGATATTCGTCGTTAGTTTCTGTAGAAGGTATATTTATATATTTATAATCTTCAAGCAGGATATAAGCCTGTACATCCAAAAGAAATTTATAATATTCTCGAATAAACTGTTTTAGATCTTTTCCTGAATTAAAGACGTTATCTACAAACTTAAACACACCTGCTCCATCTTTATTTAGTATCAGCTCTGTCAACGAGAACATAGACTCATAATCTTCCGAGCCTATAATATTCAGTACATTTTCTAATGTAAGTTCTTGAGTAATGGAAAGACACTTATCTAATAATGTAATAGCATCTCTCATACCTCCAGAACACACTTTTGCGATGTGATTTATTGCTTCTGGGTACACTTTAGCTTCCGGAACTTCATTATTCAAAATTCTATTTAATCTATCAATAATACCCTGTGTACTTATCTTTGTAAAAGTATAACGCTGTACTCGTGATAGTATAGTTGCCGGAATCTTTTGCGGATCTGTGGTGCATAATATAAAAATAGCGGTTTTAGGTGGTTCTTCTAATAATTTCAGCAGTGCCTGCCATGCTCCTGAACTTAAAGAATGACACTCGTCAATTATAAATATTTTATAATCTCCATCAATAGGCTTTCGTTTAGCATCCTCTATTACAGTACGAATATTATCCACACCACTATTAGATGCGGCATCTATTTCAATAGGATTTCCGGCACCTTTATTTATCATTCCTGCAAATATTCGTGCAGACGTTGTCTTACCTGTTCCTGCAGGGCCTGTGAATAAATAACCATGTTGAAATTCTTCAGTTTTAACCTGATTTTCTAAAATTTGTTTGATTATTTTTTGTTCCGTTAAATCATCAAAAGTCTTAGGTCTATATTTTACCGCCAATGATTGCTTTGCCAAAACTACACCCCCTTAACATGAGTAGCTAACATATCTGCCTGATGTGTCCACAAGACATTAGGATACCATTTAATTGCCCTTGTATAATTTTTCCATTCTGAAGATTCCGTAAAAGCTCCCATATGATAAACAATACAAGCTAATTCTTCTTCTGTAAGTCTTAATAAAGATCCAGCAATAACTGCAGATTTCATTCCATGACCTGTGAATAATGTATCTTCATTATACCCATATAAAGCACCACTATACTGAGATTCCAACTCAATTTTTCGGCTATAGCTATCAATCTTACATAAATCATGAAACAATCCTACAATCACAGGGGAGTCTCTACGTTCCCACTTAAGATTATTACACCTAGTCAACTCTAACAAATAATCACATACAGCTATACTATGCTCGGCTAAACCACCTATATAATTGCCGTGATGTCTGGTAGATGCGGGCGCACAGAAAAATCCTCGTTCAGACAAAGCATGTAAAATATCTTCGGTTTCTGAGACCGAAGTATAAGTTAACAGTATCTTTGTTTTTTCGTATAATCTTTGTGTGTCCATATTAGTCCTCCTCCCAATAACAGCTGATATATGAATTTGCATATTCCCAACATTCCTGATCTATTTCTTCCTCGGTAGCATCATCAGGAACTTCAAACTCAAACCCTACATCTGCACTACCTAAGCTAACAGTACCTTTTATTATTTTCATAATTTATACCTCCTCATAGGTTTGTTCAAATATATCTGGTTTACAAGGATAAAATTCACCATTCACGCCTTTGATTATATAATCACCAACAGCTGCAAATAGGTCTCCTTCTAGTGTCTTAATATATATTCGTGGTACACCCGACCTATATTTGAATTGCAGGTGTTCACCGACAAAATCTCGCACTTCATTCAGATTTTCACCCATCCACTGGAGTGCCTCAATTGTTACTGGCTTCTTTACATATTTTTTAATCATCTTCTTCAATCCTTTCTAAATATTCACATGCCTGAAAAAATGCGCACTGCATCTTATAATTATAATACTCTGTGTCAGAATATTCATCTTTTTCAGGTGTTGGGAATTCATATTTATTTATATACCCACGATAGGCGTATTTCAGGAACTCAATAACTTCTTTTGGTGTCATTGTCTCTAATGCTATCATATCATAGTAATTATAGGTAATTGTTTCTACTTTTCTCATTGCTATTACTCCTCTTCAAATGTGCGTATATAACCACACGATTTATCCTCCGGACACCATCCAAGATATTCACAATTTCGTAAAAAATAGAAGTCTGTTATCATTTCCCATTCTTCCGAATATTTAGACAACTCTGATTTAATAGTCTTAAACAACTCCCTGTATTCCCAGTAAGCTCGAGAGCATAGCCTATGATGTGACATTTCAATCAAATTACGAAGATTACGATGATCTACGATCTTAGTTTCTGTGCCTAAAGGATAAAACATTGCAATATCCTCAAGTGGTACATCTCTATCTTTTAAATATTCAATAAAAGAAGAAAGGTCGTCCATATACTCATAAAATCTTGTCATAATAGATGCTTTTGAAGATATCGAAGGAGGCACAATAAAAGGTACATGCTTACCATAATCAACATATCTTGTACTTACTTGAAGTCTTGTTGGAGATCCTCCAATATGTGTATACCATTCCCTGATTACACGAGAACTAACACCACTAATTTCTAAATCTACTTGGACATATTCTAAAACTCTGCCATGATTAGATCGTAAACAACTCAGACCTCTTTCGAAATTTTTATCGTCATTTGTTGTATCCGAATTTGTACAACATCCAGCTCTCTTTCCAATCAAAGTGATAGGATCTTTTGTTGTTTCAGGCAGTATATTCACATTAATCGTCATATCGTCCCTCCTTAAAATTTACATATTCTATAAAATCATGTTCATTCAAAATATAATAATTAGCACCATCTGGTCGAAACTGAAAAGCTAAAACAGCACTAAGTTTACCTTGCTCAAACGCCTGTTCTTGGGCTTTCATAAGCCAGTCATATCGGATGCTGAAAGAAGATTTCGGTGTAAAAGGTGTTTTGGCTTCTATAAGAAACAAATCTGTTAAAATATCACCCCCTCCAAATTTAGTTCCTCCACTATTAGGTTGCACATAACCGCCAACTCTGTGGGCTATTCTTAATTCTTGATTCGTGGATATAACCTGTTTATTTTCCATAATATTCCCCTATATATTTAATATTATTTTCGTCATTTTCCCAAGTTTTTGTATTAAACATAAGAGTATCCTGCAAATAACATAATGCGATATAATCGGCATTACTATCATATTCCTTTAAAATATCCACAATCTGTTTTAAATGAAACAAAATACTCTCTTTACACTGTTGTTTATCCATGTTAAACTTCCTCACATTCCTTTACCGCGGATTTTATTATCCAGCCTTCCCATTTTACATTTTGTAGTTTAGTTTTAACCTCTTCTAAATGTTCCTTCAATTCATCCTCTGTATCAAATGGATTTATATAAGCATGCTGTCCACATTCCGGACCTAATCCATACAATCTTGACACGGGATTAGTAAGAGGTTTACCACATTTCATGCAAATATCTGTTTTTTCGATATCCCCAAAACACTCCGCATATATCATACCTCGTGTCTGTTTAATGACTTTAGCCGTCATTCTTACAAACGGCATTGGAATATCATTATTCCACCTGCTCATGAAATCAAAATCTCTATTGGATTTTTGTGTCATGTATTTTTTAACCGTTATTCTATACAACTTATTATTCTCAAACATACTAGATGTAGATTCTTTTTCTTTAGCTGTAACATCTTCAGGTTTATTGGAGATAAGGGTGAACTTGAATTGTTCCCCCTGTATAAACTCCATGTTTTCAAATCTATGTATTTTACTAAATATGCTTTTCATTGGATATCCTCTCAACCTGATCCTGTGTAAAAAATGCAGAGTCCTTTAAAAAATATCTACCATTATCTATCATTTCAGTGGTTCCGTCTTCCTTCTCCACTTCAACTTTTTTGCTGGATTTTTTCCAGATAGATATTTTATGGTGAGACTTTTCACCGTGTTTAACCCTAAAACCTAAATTTTTCCACTGACTATAAGTATGAAGTACCACTAAATCCGGGTCTAACCCATGCAAATTCATATAAGTAATTATTATTTCATTATTTGTCATGTGATACACCCCCTAATACTGTACTAATGTTTCATACTCTAATTGACTTTCAACTAGCCAATTTTCTCCGGCTCCATAAGTGGTAACAATGAAAAGCCCGTCAAATCTTATAACAGTATGCTCATATCCATTTAGATCCCTCAATATACTCCCAACTCTTAAATCGTGTATTGTCATTTTCTTTCTCCTTTATATGTGTTTTTCTTTAACTTATGTATATATTATAACTTATGTGTTACAATAAGTCAATAGTT